AATTCCGTTGGCGCCACTCCGGCAAAAAGCACCCGCGTGAGCACCACAAGCGGCGGAACGGCCGCGTTTTCCCTTGGTCGGGCCGCGTCGCCAAGACGGACCCGCCCGGCTACGCCATTCGGTGCGGATGCCGCGCACAAGGGGTGATCGAACTGGAATAAAACGGGCGCCTCGCCGCTAGACGAGACGCCCGCTAGAAGGGGGTTCAACTGGCTTGGCTTGCCGTGTCAGCCACTGCGGTTACATGGCACCCTCCCTTTCGGAAACAACCCATTTCGGGCGAGACGCGGGAGGCTCCACCGGAATGACGGAGTTGTCAACTAATTTCGTTTGCACGGGCGCTATATTTTCCGTAATTTGCCCGCCCATGGCACTCTTTTTCGATCGCGCCACAATTTCGGGCAATGCACGGATTACGCCGGAAGGCTATTTCGTCGCTGACGCCTTGGTGGCGCGCGCCAACAATATTCAGGAATACCGAGCGAGCGAGTTGGGCCTTACCGATCGGCGGCCCGACGACGTGGTGCGGGTTTTCCGGCCGGAAACGGAGGTTTTCGCCGCGGACAGCATCGCTACGGCCGTGCGCCTCCCTGTCACCCTGGACCATCCGGTAAAGGACGGAAAGCCGGTGCTGGTGGACGCCACCAACTGGCGCGAATTCACCCGCGGCGAGACGGGCGACGAGGTGCTGCGGGACGGCGAATTCATGCGCGTGCCGCTGCGCGTTACGGACGCCGCGGCCGTCTCGTCGGTGCGCCGCGACCGGCAAGAGTTTTCGCTTGGGTACAATGCGGAGTTGCGCATGGAACCCGGCCAATTCGGCGACCAGGCGTATGACGCCGTTATGTCGAATATCCGCTATAACCACCTTGCCGCATGCCGGACCGCTCGAGGCGGGCCCGAATTGCGCATTGTGGACGAACAAACCACCCCGCCCGCGACAGGAGCGCCGAAAATGTCCAAAATCCTCATGGTCGACAATCTCCCGGTCGATGTTTCCGACGCCACCGCCGCCGAGGCCACGATTTCCAAGCTGATCGGCGACCGCGCCGCGGCGCAGGCCGATGCGCTGGACGCCAAGGGCAAGCTGGCGACGGCCGAAACGACCATTGCCGCGCGCGACGCGGAAATTGTCGGCCTCAAGGACCAGGTGAAGAATTCGCAGCTTTCGCCGGCCGCGCTGCGCGACGCCGCGGCCAACTATGCCCGCGGCGTTGCCAATGCCAAGGCGCTCGGCGCTACCGTCACCGACGCCATGGACCTGCCGGCTGTCATCGCCGCGGCCGTGGCGCACAAGATGGGCGACGCCGCCAAGGGCTACACGCCGGAGCAGAACGCCGCCGCGTTCGACGCGCTGGTGGCGGGGCTCGGCAACCAGGCGGCGCCGGTCGGCGACGCGCTGCGCGACACCATTATCGCCACGCCCGTCAGCGCCAACGACGCCACGGTGGCCGCCAGCGATGCGCGCGCCAAGCGGCTTGAGCGCTACGCCGGCGCGCATCGCGGCAAGTAATTTTCCACGGGAGGAACCAAGGCCATGGCCGTTACCCAAGACACCTACCGCGACGCGCCGGGAATCGGTTTTCCCGGCCAAGTCGCCAATGGCGAGACGAGCAACCGGATTTCGCGCACGTGCGAGGACGCGGACGGAATCCCGTTCGGCTCGCCCGTGTGGCAGGGCGCCGGCGATCACGGCTGCACCAAGACGCCGGGCACCGCCGCGACCTTCCTAGGTTTCGCCATGGCCGACGTGGGCGTGCAGCCCCTCCCGGGCGGCGTCGCCGCGGATGTGTATGCGCAATATTCAACCGTCGGCATTATGACGCTCGGCGCTATTTTCGTCACCGCCACCGGCGCGAATGCGAAGCGCGCGGCCGTTACGATCGGCACGGGCGCGGGCGCGGCGGACGGCATCGGCGACACGGCGGCCGACGCCACCCACATCGGCACCAACGGGTGGACGTTCGATATGACGACCACCACCACGGGCGTTGCCCGTATCGTCAAGCGCTAAGGGAGGCTGCGCCAATGGATATCAATTTTCAGGACGCGCAGCAGGCGTTGGGTTTCATCAACCCGCAACTCCTGCGCATTAACACCGAAGTCGACCAGGAGATTTTCCCCGATTTCGATTACGCCCGCTTGATGTTCGTCAATACCGACGGCGACATGTGGGATATCGGGTCGGTGTTTTTCTCCGGCACGATCGCCGGCGCGGCCGAATTCCTTTCGCACAAGGGATTCGATATGCCGTACGCCGACGTGGCGACCGCGCAGCACCTGCAGGCGAACCACTTTGCCGGCATCGGCTACGAGTGGACGCTCGGCGAGTTGCAGCGGGCCGCCAAGTTGGGCCGCAATCTCGGCGCCGACAAGGCGCGCGCGGCTCGCATCGTGGCGGAATCTTTCTGCTATCGCATCGCCATTCGCGGCAACACCGAAAAGAACATGACGGGGATCGTCAACGACCCCAACGTGTCCGCGGCGAACGTGCCGGCCGACGGTACCGGCGACCTCACCACGTTCGCCAGCAAGTCGCCCGACCTCATTCTGCGTGACGTGAACGCCACGTTGAACGCGCCGTACAATGCGACGAAGGAGACGCAGCGTGCCAATACGCTGATGCTCCCGACCACGCGGTTGCAGTCGCTGGCGGAGCGCCGGCTCGGCGACAGCAGCGACACCACCATTCTCCGGTTCCTGCGTGAGAACAATAGCTATACGCTCGAGACGGGGCAGCCGCTCACCATCATCGGCAGCCGCGAGCTCGAGACGGCCGGCGCGGGCGGGACGGGTCGCATCATGGCCTATGACAACCGGCGCGAGGTGGTGCAATTCCACCTGCCGGGGCCGCATGAATTCCTGCCGGCCTTCCAAAAGTCGGCCATGACTTGGGAGGTTGCCGGCATTATGAACGTCGGCGGCGTCGAAATCCGGCGCCCCAAGGCGTTCGCCTACCGCGACGGCATCTAACCCCGCAGCAAAAGGAAACCCAGGCGCATGGCTGACAAGAAATACGCCGTCCGCAATACGACCCGCGGCGTTCGTGGCCTCAATACCACGGGCGGTTACCGCGACCTCGAGCCGGGCGAACTGGCGGAGGGCGTCGAACTGACGGAGGCCGAATATCGCAACGCCGAGAGCACCGGCTATTTCGAATTCGGTTCGGCCGCCAAGGCGGAGCCGGAGCAGCCGGAACCGACCGAGAGTGTGGACAACCCCACCGACCAGGCCGCCCCGTCCACGCCCGGCGACGACCTGGACCGGATGAGCACCGACGATTTGGTGCCCACGGTGCATGCGCTCACGGGCAAGGCGCCGCCGGAGAAAAAGCGCGGCGAGTCCGACGACGATTACCGGGCGCGGTTGCTCAAGCTGGCGCGCGGGCAGGAATAACCGAGGCGGCCTTTTCTCGCTTGGGGCCGTCGGGGTGGGGGCGCTCTTGCCGGGTGGCGGGGGCGCCCCTTTTCGGATAGGGTGAACGCATGGCGCACGAGGTACCCACCGCAGCCGATCTTATCGCCCGCTATCCGGCTTTTACGGCCGTGGCCGTCGAAACGATCGACGTGCATATTGCGGACGCCGCCGCGACCGGAGTTGACACGTCATGGCCGGAAGCCGATTACGCGCCGACTATTGCGATGCTGGCCGCGCATAATATGGCGTTGCTCGGCATTGGCGACCACGGCGAAAGCGCCGGGTGGGCCCGCCAAGGGCTTTCGGAGGTGGCGAGCGGCAACTTCCGCGCCAAATTCAACGATCGGACGGTGGCCGCGGCGGCGGGCGGCGGCTTGAACGCAACGCCCTACGGCCGCGCGTACGCCAAGGCGCTGCGGCGCGTGAAGGGCGGCCCGCGGATGGTCGGCGGCGGCGCGGCGCCCGGCGGGTGGGGGCCCACCGCGCAACAGAATGACGGGGGAATCCTGCCGTGGGGTTGCTAGACGGCGGAGTCGCCGCCCTGTTCGGCGAGGTTTTCGGCGAGGTTTTCCTGCCGGCCCTCGTGTACGGCGGGAGTGCGGCCGTAACCTATGACAACAAAGGGACGTTGCGCCGCAACGCCCCCGCGGCACGTGGCTGCCGGATACAAGTCGACAGCCGCACCGAACGGTGGCGGGCGGAGCCGGGCTTCACCGCGGCCGACGTGCGGGTGATTATCCTGGCTGCGTCGCTCGAGGGAACGGTGGAGGCGGGCAATATCGTGGAACCGCTCGGGGGGCCGTACGCGGGCGCCCGTTTCCGCCTCGCCGCGCCAATCGACCGCGACCCGGCGGGCGCCGGCTTCACCGCGCGCGGCGTGCAGGAGCGCACCACCGGTGGTTAAGGTCCGCAATCTCGAGCGGCAATTGCGCCGGATCAACAGCCTCGCCGGCCCCAAGGTGAAGCGCGCTATTCGCTTGGGCCTCCTAGACGCGGGACAGAATATCCAGATTGCGGCGCAATTAAGCATCACGGAGGGGGCCGTAAGCGGCAAGCACCACGTGCCGTCGGCGCCCGGCGAACCGCCGAATAACGACACGGGCGTGCTCGCCAACAATATCGAGGTGGAGGCCACCGGCGAGCTCACCGTACACGTGCGGAGTCGCGCACCCTATGGGCTGGCGCAGGAATTCGGAAGCGAGAGCATCGGCTTGCCGGAGCGCCCGTATCTGCGGCCGGCGACGAAAAAGACGAAAGTGGCCAATCAAAACGCCATTGCGAACCGCATTGCGCGCGCCGTGGGGACAACCTAAATGAGCCGCGATTCCAGCCTGTTTGCGCGGCAAGCGATCATCGCCCGCCTCAAGGGGGAGCCGACCGTTACGGCCCTGGTGCCGGCGGAGCGCATTTTCCCCGGCGAACGCCCGCCGCAACCGGAATGGCCGTTCATTGCGTACGGCCGGGCGGTCGTGACGCCCTTTGCCGCCTCGTGCCTGGATGGAACCGCCGCCGATGTGGCGTTGCACGTCTATGCCGAGACGACCGGCGAGGGCGACACCACGGCGCCCGGTGAGGATATGGCGGCGGCCATTGCCCGCGTGCTGGTGGCCGTGCTGGACGGGGCCGCGCTGGACCTTGCCGACACCGATTGCCCGTGGCCGGCGACCGCGCACATTCATTGGAGCGGCACCAATGTGGTTCCCGACAACGCGGACGGGTCGGCCTGGCACGGTATCGTGTCGTTTTCCATCAACGTCAGCAGCTAGGAGCGCGCGCCATGGCATCCGAACGGGTAAAATTTACGCGGGATTTCGACTATACGTGGCCGTCCCGCGCCGTCACCCGCTATCCCAATAACTGGGAGGGCCGCGTCAAGGCGGAGGTGGCGGAGGCGGCCGTAAAGGCCCGCGCCGCGCGCCGCGTGGCTACGGCGAGCACCGAAACCGACCCGCCGGTGGGCCCGCGCGGCGGCAAGCTGGACAAGGCGGCGCCGGAGCCTACCCTGCCCGGCAACCTGCCCGCGTCACTCGCCGAACCGCAAGCGCTCACGCCCAACCTGCATGTGGACGCGTCACGCAATTCCGATTAAACCAACCGGCAAAGCATAGGAGCCGAAACCATGGCACAGCCCGATATCGTCAAGGGGACGTACGTCGATATTCTGATGGGGGACGGCGACGGGCCGGAAACCTTCAATCCCATTTGCGGCCTCACGACGCGCTCTTTCACCCACCAGGTGAATACCAACGACACGTTCGTGCCCGACTGCGCCGACCCGGAAGATTTGCCGGTTCGGCGCGTAGTGCAGACCGGCCAGCAGTGGGATTTGTCGGGCGACGGGCTGTACAACCTGGCGCAGGGCGATGATATCCGCGCCGCCACGGGCGCGACCCGCAACTATCGTTTCCGCATCGCGCGACCGGCTGGCAGCATTGTGGGCGCCGGCTATTGGCAGGGGCCGGCCGTGATTACCAATGCGCAATATGGCGGCAACACCGGCGGCGGCGAATTCGGCTCCATCTCGCTTTCGATCGCCAGCGACGGCGAATGGACGTGGGTGCCGGCGGAGGCGCCGTAACGTGCAAACCCACGTCGACCTCTACTTTGCCGACGGTGAATATCGGTTCGCGCTAGGGCTCGCTCAAATCCACGAATTGCAGACGAAATGCAAAATCGGGATTGGCGGGCTCTACGCGCGGGTCGTTCAGGGCCGGGTGGAGGACGATATCAAGCTGGCGCACCCGGCCTATGCCGCGTTCCACGTGGACGACCTTATTGAGACGGTGCGGCAGGGGCTTATCGGTGGCGGCGAGGGCCGGGTGGACGGCCAGCCCGTCAAAGTGTCGGCGATGCGCGCCAATGAATTGGTGGAGCGCTATTTGCTCCCCATGCCCCTCAAAGAGCAATGGGATTTGGCCGCGGCTATCCTGTTCGCCAAAATCGAGGGGTACCAGCCGCCGCCCGACGAGGTGCCGCCCCCGCCGGATAAAAAAAAAGTGAGGCGCCCCCGGGCAAAGAAGGCTGGTTCGACTACCCCGGAGCCCTCGCCGACTGCCTCCTGATGGGTGGGATTCCGCCGTCGGAAGCAAAGCGGCTCACCTATTGGGAATTCACGGCGATGCGCCACGTTTGGAACCTCCGCCACCCGACCGACGACGGCGACGAGCCGGCACCCCTGCCCGACGAGGATTTCGTACGCCAAAGCCAAGCCGAATTGCTGGCTAGCGGCATTGCCGGGAGGGCGTAACCATGGCCGTTGTCGCCGCTAGCGTCACTGTCGAACTTGAAGCCAAAACGGCTCGCTACGAATCGGATATCCGACGCGCGGCTGCCGAGACGCGTTCGGCGGTGGAAAATGCCGAGCGTCAAATCCGCCGGTCGGCTTCCGGCATTCGGGATTCGCTGCGGTCGATTGCGGCCGGCTTTGTCGGGCTTATGGGTATTCGGGAGCTCGGCAACATGGCCGACACCTGGACCCGGTTTACCAATCAATTGCGCGTAGCCGGATTGGAGGGCGCGCGGCTTACCCGCGTGCAGGAGGAACTTTTCCAAGTAGCGCAGCGGGGCGGCACCGATTTGGAGGCCCTAGGCCAGCTTTATGGCCGTCTCTCCGCATCGCAGCGGGAGTTGAACCTTAGCGGCGACGGCCTCATTCGGATTGCCCGCAGCGTCGCGGCGGCCATTCGTATTCAGGGCGGCGCGGCGAGCGAGTCCCGCGGTGCGATCATCCAGCTAACGCAGGCGCTCGGCGGCGAGATTGTGCGCGCCGAAGAATTTAACAGCATCAACGAAGGCGCGCGGCCCATCCTGCAAGCCGTCGCCAACGAAATCACGCGGTACGGGGGGTCGGTCGCCAAGTTGCGGCGCGACGTGATCGAGGGTAAAGTGGCGTCGTCGGAATTTGCGGCGGCGCTGGTACGGGCGACGGAAGCCCTCGAGCAACAGGCGGCGCGCGCTCCGCTTACCTTGGCACAATCTTTCCAAGTGCTGAATAACGCGCTGGTTCGTTATGTCGGTCAAACGAATGAAGCCTACGGCGTTACGGCACGTATCAGCGAAGGAATCAAGCTACTCGCCGACAATATCGACACGGTGGCCACCGCCTTGGCAACTATCGCGGTGCTTATGGCCGGGCGGTATGTTGCGGGCCTTGTGGTGGCCGCTGCGTCCAGTGTGGCCTTTACTGCGACGCAAATTCGTGCGGCGATAGCGATTCAAGCGTTTGCGGCGGGTGCCATGGGCGGCACCGTTGCCGCCGCCCGTTTCTCCGTGGCTATGGCCACGGCGGCGGTAACGGCCCGGGCGATGGGTACCAGCTTGCTCGCCGCGTTTGGCGGGCCCGTTGGTTTGGCGATCGGCGCTATTGCTCTAGGACTTATCTATTATGGCGGGCGGGCGCGCGATGCGGGTGTGTCGACGGAGCAATTCCGTGAGGCAATGGCCAACGCTCGCCTTACGCTTGAGCAAACTTACCGACGCGCGGGCGAGGCCGCCAACAGCATTCAGCAGGTAGGCAACAACGCCCAACGCGCCACAGGGCAAATGAATGAATTTGCGGGTGCGGTTGGTGCGGCGGCCCGCCAGTTGGCGGAAATGGCGGCGCAAGCCCGGGAAGCGGAACGCGGGAGGCTGCAAGCGGAGGTGAACAACCTTCAAGCCGTCCGTGACCAAATGCGGCCCGAACTGAACCGGTACCGCCGCGCGTATCCCCGGGGGCTTAACCACCCGTCGGAACATCCGTCGTTTCAACGCTATCGGCAATTGGAGCAGCGCAATACCGAGATTGAGCAAGAAATCGCCCGCCTAGAAAGAAGGTGGCGAGAGTTGGACCCGCGACAAACGCCGCTTAGCCAACGTGATTTGACGCAGGACCAAATAGAGAATGCGCAAGGCGGGGTCGATGCCGCGAATGAGATATTGCGCCGCCAACAGGACATTGCCGTTCTACAGCGGGAGCAGACGGAAGAAGCGCGCCGACGCGTGGCCATTCTTCAAAATGAAATTCGCGCGTACCAAGAGTACCAGCGGCTCCGCAGGGGCGGGGTATCCCCATCGGAAGCGGACGCTCAACGGCAAGCGTATTTGCAACGTCTTAATTCAGCTACGGAGCGGGGCAACGCGCAACGGGACGCGCGGGCAACCCCGCGATTTACGAGCCGCGAACAGGCCATAGGCGTGGCTATCCGCGAATTGAAGGCCGCGGGTTTCAACGTCGCCGAAAATTACCAGGCGCTCCCCTTCAACCCGCGCGCTCACCGCACCGGTGAGGCTCACGGGCGCTATATGGCCGACGTAAATTCGCGGGCCGGCGACGATGCGGCCGACCCGGAATCGCGGGCCCGCAATGACGCGGCAGCACTGGCGTATCAACAGCGCGGCTTTCGTATTCTTTGGAACGGCCGAATTTACGAGCCGGGCGGGCGAGGCCCGGGGCGCGCTATCCCGCGAGGGACAAACCAGCACACCACGCACCTACATATTGAGGCACCGGCGAGCATCGTCGGTCGGGAGCAGGGCAATTCGGAACTCGCTCAAGGCGAGCTCGAAACCGAAATCGCGCAGGCGCTCGTGGCGGAGCAAGAGCGGCAGCTTCAAGTCGCGCGCGAAATGGGGCAGCTTAGTCAAGAGCGGCGCCGCGCCCTGTATGACCTGGCACAAACGGACGCCGAGCGCGACCAATTGGCGCGGGAGGATTTGGCCGCCGAACAGACGGCCTATGAAGCGAACCTGCATCAAGGGGTACTCACGCAGGAGTTGACGGAAGCGGAGGCCGAGCAACTCCGGCTCGCCCACCGGGCTATCACGGCTTTGCGGATGCAGGCGCTGGACCGCGAAGCGCGCGTGCGCTTTGAGCGGGATCAGGCGCGGTTTGCGGAGGAAGCGCAGCGCGAAGGCGAGGCGGCTTTCCAGAATGCGGCCGACCTTGCGGAGCTCGAGCGGGACGCGGCGCGCACGGCAACGCAGCGCCGCGAAATCGAATTGCGCTTGCTGGACCTGCAAATGCAGGAGCAGCGGTACCGGCTGGCGGGCGTCATTGCCGCGGCCGACCGCGTGCGCGCCAGCGAAACCGCGACGGCGGAGGAAAAGCGGGCGGCCGAAACGGAGCGCCGTATCGCGCAAGCCCGGCTGAATGTGCTTGAGCGGATCGAAGCCGGCCGCCGCGAAGGTGTAATGCGCAGCACCGCCGGCCCCGGCGAGGAATTCCGCAACAGCCTCACGCGTACGGCGGAGGAAATTGACGAGGATTTCCAGCGTATCGCGGTGAGCGGACTTGAGGCGCTGAACGACGAATTGCTCGAGGTTATCACGAACGGGAAAAGCCTTGGCGAGGTTTTCCACGGCGTGGCCAACTCGATTATCGCCGACCTGGCGCGCATCGCTATTCAGCAACTGATTATCCGCCCGTTGGCCAACTCGCTTTTCGGCGGCGCGGGCGGAGGCGGCGACATTTTCGGCAGCGCCCTTAACGCGGTCGGCAGCATCTTTGGCGGCCGGCGCGCGTCGGGCGGGCACGTCGTCCCGGGCCGCGTGTACCGCGTGAACGAAGGCGCTGGCGGGCGAGTGGAGGGATTCCAGCCGTCGGGGTCGGGCAAAATCATTCCGCTAGGCCGGATGAACGCGCCGAGCATGGGCGGCGGCACGGTGGTGCATCAAACCTTTGTGCTGGACGCGCGGTACGGCGTCACTACGCCGGAACTGTTGCGGCACGTCAATAGCGTTGCTAGGCAGAGCGCGGCGCAGGCGGGACAGACGGCCTTCCGCGCATCGCAGGCGGCGACGCCCGCGCGGATCGACCGGCTAAACAAGCTAGGGACGTAGGGTGGCCGAATACCGCGAAAGCTATCTCCTGCGCATCGCCGCCGACCCCCCGGCGAGGATTTGGAGCGGTTTCGGCGACCTGGAAATTCCGGCCGACGCGGTGGAGCCAGAGCCGGCCGTTTACCGCGGCGCCGGCGAGCTCTTGAGCGTTCCTGATTTCCAGCAACTGGTGAACGGCACCGCCGAGCGCATCGAATTTTCCGTGTCGGGCGTGACGGAGGAAACCTTGCGCCTGGCGCTCGAGGATGCACCGAGCGTGCGCAATGCGGCGGTGCACGTCGGCCGAATCGACTTTGACGAGCATTGGCAGCAAATCGGGCCGGTGGAGTGGGAAGCGGTTTTTCGCGCCGACGTGCTTTCCGTATCGCGCCAAGGCTCCGGCGACTCCCCGGTGCGCACCATTAGCCTATCCGTTGGCACGGATGATACCGGGCGCAGCCGCGCGCCGCTGGCATTTTTCACCGACGCCGACCAACGCTTTCGCTCGCCGACGGATGCGATCTTCAGCCATGTGGCGGGCATCTATGCGGGCACGTCCCGCCGGTTCGGCCCGAAATGACGTTGGCCGATTATCTCCGCCGGGCGGCGCAAGAGCCGCTGCAATGGTCGGTCGCCGATTGCTGCACGTTCGGTGCCGACTGGTTCGTTGCGCGCGGACACCCCGACCCTATGGCCGCATGGCGCGGACGCTATGACAGCATGGCCGGCGCGCTGCGCTTCATCGTCAACGGTGGCGGGCTGGCAGCGCTTTGTGCGGAAGGCTTCCGGTCCATCGGCCTCGAGCCGCACGCCATGCCGCTGGCGGCCGGCGACGTGGGCGTGGTGCTGCGGGAGACGGAGGACGGCACCCACGAGGTCGTTGGCATCTACGGCGGCGAGCGGTGGGTTACGCGCGGCCTGCGGGGCCTTGAAGCGGGACCCGCCGATCATGTGAAAGTGTGGCGCCCGTGAGCCGCACCGTCGGCAGCGTGCTTATGATCGCCGCGGCGATCGCGGTGAACGTCATTCCTGGCGTCGGGCAAGTGATAAGCGGCGCCCTGATAAGTGCCGGGCTGGCGAGCGCGGCGGCCGTGAGCCTTGCCGGGACGCTAATTGCGGGCGTCACGCTGGCCGGCATTAGCGCGGCCGGGTCGCTGCTCGGCTTGGGGCCCAAGGCGCCTAAGCCCGAAACGGCATCCGCGGCGATGAAAACCGCTATCCCCCCGCGCGTGTCGGCGTACGGCCGGTCGCGGCTATGGGGGTCGTTCATTCTCTATGAGACGGCCAGCAATGGTACGGCGGTGGACGTGTACGCCGTTCACGACGGGCCTATTGACGGAATCGAGCGGCGGTACCTTGGCGACAAGCAAGTGACCGTCAACGGCGCCAATACCGTTCAGACGCTTTCCGATAAGTCGTACCAAGGCGGCGTCGTCAAATTTTACACCAATCTAGGCGCTCTTGTCGGCTCCGCTTTTTCGGCGATTGTTTCGCTCCTGCCGGGCAAATGGACCAGCAATCACCGCGGCGACGGCGTGGTGACCATGGCCGTTACGTGGCAGTCGGTAAAAGCCGACAAATACCAAGAAACCTACCCCGGCAGCGGGCCGGCGGAAGCGTCCATAGTGGCGCGGTGGCAGCGATGCTTTGACCCGCGCCAGCCGGGACAGTCGCCCACCGACCCGCTCACCTGGACCTGGACGGAAAACGCCGCTCTCCACCTCCTGCATTACCGGTTGGTGAGGGAAAAGGCAGCGCGGGTGGCGGGTGAGGTATTCCCAAGCGCCGCCAGCCTGGGCCTCGCCTGGTCGACATTCTTTGCCCCGACGGTGGATTACTGGATTGCCGCGGCCAACGTCTGCGATCAGATGATTCCGCTCAAGGGCGGCGGCACAGAACGGCGCTACCGGTCGTGCTTTGCCCACAAGCATAACGTGCCGCACAAAGACAATATCGCGGCTCTCACCGCATGCTTTGACGGCTGGACGTGCCCACGCGCCGACGGCGCCATTGTGGTCTATGCGGGCGAGTACGAGGAACCGACCGTTACAATCGGGCCGCAGCATATCGTCGCTTATACATGGGAATACGGCCTTGAGGACGAGTCGGCCGTCAACGAAATTCCCCTGTTCTATGTGAGCGCTGCGCACGATTACGCAACGGTTGAAGCCGACACATGGCGCGACGAGGTGGATATCGCCGAAACGGGCCGCCTCCGTAGCGAACCCCTGGACAATCCGGTCCCTTCGCATGCGCAGGCGCGACGGCTGGCCAAGCGCCTTATGTCGCGGGTCCGCGCACCTAGCCGCGGCACGGTGACCACCAACGTAGCCGGGCGGGTCGCTCGAGGCCTGCGCTATATCTGGCTGCGAATTGAGGAAGCGGGCGCGGTTTTCTATGACGGCCCCGCCGAAATTACGCAGTTGGTGCGCAACCTCTCAACGGGCGGCGTAACCTTCTCGTGGGTGGCGGCCGACCCCAACATTGACGAGTGGAACCCGGCGACGGAGGAAGGCGCCCCGGCGACGGTGGGCGACCGTGTGGCGCCCGACCCGCTGGCTGCGCCCGATATTACGGCGGCCAGCATCGTCTATGCGGGGGCGACGGACGAAGGAACCGGCGCGCGCGTGCAGGTGACCGCGGCAGGCCCCGACCGGAGCGACCTTATTTGGTTCGTCCGGTGGCGCGCTGTCTCCGCCGCTATCTGGAACGAGCAGCGGTACAGCGATATTGACCCGGGGCCGGCGGCGGAATTGCTTACCGACTTTGTGCCGGTGAACGCCGATATTGAGGTGCAAGCCGCCTACCAGGTTGGCGACGGCCGTATTTCCGATTGGTCAACGCCCCCGTACGAGGTGACCACGGATACCTACGCTACCGCGCCCGACGCCGCACCCGCTCCCGAATTGATTGTGTGGGCCGACACTCTTAGCCTCACCGTTGGGGCGATCCCCCGTGCCGCCGCGTACCGCTGGCGCTTCTATGCCGATGACGGGGTGACCCTCAAGCGGCAGATAACGACCGCAACCCGGAGCGTTGCTTACACATCGGTGCAGGCGGCAATAGACGGCGCGCTGCGGGCCTATATCGTCCGCGTCGCGGGGCTGAATAACGCGGGCGAGGGCGCGGAAGGTGAGCTCGCCGTAGCCAAGCCGGCGCCGGCCGTGGTGACCGGTGCGGCGGGCGTCAATGGCGCGGGCGTCGGGCAAGTCACCTTTGACACGTCGGCCGACACCGCGACCACTGGCTACGCCGTGCATTATGCGACCACAACCGGTTTCAATCCGTTGACGCAGGGATACGTCGCTCACGTCGGCCGATCGCCCGCGCTGCTCTACAATCTGGCGGCGGGCACCTATTATGCGCGCGTCGCCGCCTTTGACGCTTGGAGCCGCAACCCGGCTCTGCTAAACCTTAGCGCCGAAACTTCCTTCACGCTCACCGCGGGCGGGGGGCAGGTGGGCGCACCAGAGGACGGCGGGGGCGGTGGCTATGAGGACAACCCCGACCAGGTGGCGCAATAAATGCTGACCTTCCCCACCCACCTATTCAATCCGCTGACCATTCGCTTGCAGCCGCGCGCGACCGTGATCGAAGGCGGCGAAAACCTGCTAGGCGAGCGGGACGTATTGCGCACCGACGGCGGGGGATATTGGGTGGCCGATATGGTCGGTATCGAGCTCCTTACGCCCGACCTTATCCGTGCGTGGGAGGCGTGGGAGGGGCATTTGCAGGGCGGGATGACGCGCGTTCTAGTGCCGGTGCCGTCGCTGCGGCAGGCACCGCGGCCCGCGGGCGGCCCCGGTTTGATGCGCCCGGCCGCTCTAGTGGCGGAGAGCGACGACCCGTATTTTCCGGAAGCGAAGGCCTTTGCCTCGCCGTTGATTGTGGCCGCCTCCATCGGTGCCGCCGCGCTGCGTGCAACCCAACTGGATATCGCCATATCGCGCGGCGCGCGGCTGCGGGGCGGCGAGCGGTTCGCTATCGACCACCCGGCCGTCGGTCGCCGCGTGTACAAGGTGGCGCGCGTGCTGGCGCGCGACGGCCTTGAGGCCACGTGCGTCATTACGCCCCCTTTGCGGGAAGCGATCGGCGACGGCACGGCGCTGGATTTCGATTGGCCTAGCATGGTCGCCACGCTGGTGCCGAATTCGGAAATCTCGCCCGAATTGATGGGCGACCGGCACGCCACCGTAAACATTGCCTTTCGTGAGGCCATGGCGATAGGAGCCTAGGGACGATGATTCCCCAAATGAAAATTGAGGTAACCCGCACGTCGGCCTGGCGCCGGTTGCTCCGTCTGCGGGACGCGGCGGGCGACCCTATCGACCTCACCGGCGCGACCATCGCCCTGGACGTGAAATACGCGGGCGGGCCGGGCACGGTGCTGGCGTCGGCCGATATCTCCATGCCCGACCCGGCCGCCGGCGAATTTGTCGCTACGGTCGACGGTGCCGATTTCGACGAGGTGCCGGGCCCGCACGAGCCGGTGCCCCTGGCTTTCGATATTCGCGCTGAGCAAGACGGCTTGGCGACGGTTCTAGCGCGGGGGGAATTGCTGCTCCTACCGGGCGTGACGGAAGGGGAATAGGCGATGCGCCTTAGTGAAGCTGAATCGAACGCGGTTTACCTCACCGTAAGCGGCACCCGCGGCCCGGCCGGGGCGGATGGGCCGGAAGGCCCGCCCGGCACGCTGCAATTCAATTCGGGGCAGGTGTGGGTTGTCACGCGGGGGGCGATCGCCGGCGGAGTCGAGACGACGGCCGCCCTGACCATCAACGCGCCGACGGGGGCGCAAACCAACAGCCTCGGCAATAGCGATGCTGTCAAATTCAAAATCCTCACCAGTACCCACCGGTTGACGAACGGCCCGGCGGAACAACCGATTTACTGGAACAATGTAATTTCCATCGGGCCGAACATGGCCAATAGCTTGCTGCCGGAAGATACGAACCTCCCGAGCGCGCGCTTCGCAATCGAGGAAAAGTATTATCAGGATGGTGTGTTCGGCGTCGAAATGCACCACGGCGTTTTTCATGCGGCTATTGACGAGGCGGGCAATCCGGCTAGCGGCACGGGTACCGAGACGCGCCCGATTACCGTCTTTGTCCCGCATAACAAGTCGGATATGGAGACGAAAAGCCTTGTCAACCTGCAGGGGGCGCGAATCAACCTCCTTGACGGGTTGGGCAATCAGAGAATTTTGATCGACAGCCCCAACAACGTGGCGGACATTACGAACCTTAGCTTGCGTTTTAGCACTAACAACGCGTGGATATTTCAGCAGAGAGATTCGGATGGAAACTTCGTCAATCTGTTAAGGCTTAATGCCTTCAACGTAATTGAGGTAAACCGTCCTTTTTACCAGAATTGTACTGCCCGGCAGACAGTCGACGGCGGAGAGCGCACCGGCCGGCACCTCAATGTGCTCGGCGGGATCACCAGCGACGACGACGCGCTGGATATTCTTTCCGGCCCGGCACGCGTCGGAAGCTACAAGGTCCGTTTTTCCAGCGGTTCGGCCACCGTGGCGTTGGTCGACCAGGTGTACAATCGTACCGGCTCCGTCATCCGTGACGATATGGTGCTGGCGACGGGCGACGTAATCCACGCGGCGTCGCCGCAAACCGGGGCCGGCAATAAGCAATGGTCGTGGGGCGTGCGGCGTAGCGCCACTGGCGACACCTTCCGGATTGCGCAGTCCAACCGCGACCTTACCGCCAACGTCTTTTTCGAAATCAACCCCGACGGGGTGACCATTTTTGGCGGCCCGGCGCGACTGAAAAGCTACACAACGGCCGGGCTGCCGAGCGCGGCGACGGCAGGCGCGGGCGCCCTGGTTTATTGTTCCGACTTGGCGGGCGGCGCCGCCCCGCTCCAATCGGACGGCGCCAATTGGACCCGCGTAAAGCAACTGGTCCAGAAATATACCAATGACGGCAGCTATACCAAGCCGGCCGGGGCAACCTCCGTCCGTGTGATCTGCATTGGCGGCGGGGGCGGGGGCGGCGGGGGCTCAGTTGCCGCCGCCGGAGCAGCCGTA